AAAAGAGGAGAGAAATCCTGAAGTATTAGAATACTCATAAAATGCCGAAAGACGAATTGCCGTCGTTGGATGATTTTACGGAGAATCCCGTAGAATTACCATCAGTCGATGAATTTATAACAGAAGAAGAAGTTGTAGAGGATTTGCCTTCGGTTGATGAGTATGTTGTAGATATAGAAGAGAAAGTAATATATGAAAAACCAAATCTCCCATCAATAGAAGATAGACCTATTGATGATCATTTGCCGCGTATTGATGATTATATTGAAGAAATAGAAGAAGAAGTTGTAGAAGAGGATATTGAAACTACTGGTGGTATTTCTGTTCAGGAATATGATCCCAAAATGCAGTTTAGGGATTATGAATTTATTGATATTATCAAAAGACCTGAGTGGAAGGAATTAGTTGGTCTTGTTAATGAGGTAAGAGATAATATACCAGACATTCCAGAAATAAAATATTATGATGATGACCTTGAAAAGATATCAGAAACTATTGAAGAGGTAAGATCTCAGATACCAGTAGTTCCTGAAGTAAAGTATTATGATGAAGAAATAGAGAATGTTAAACAATCAATCTCTGAGTTACCAGAGGTAAAATATTATGATGAACAGGTAAGTGAACTTGATAAAAAGATTGAGAGTCTTCCTGAAGTAAAGTATTATGATGATGATTTAAATGCTATAAAGGATAAGTTTAATTATGAAATTCAACAATTATCAGAAAATATTGAAGTAAAGGATTTTGAAAGCAGAGTTGATGTTGATTCACTTAAAACAAATTTAAAAGAAACTAGTGAAAAAATATATGAAGAATTAAAAAAATCTGCTGATAAGATACATGAACACAAACTACATCTAAAGGATGATGATAGGAAATTAAAAAAGCAGATATTAGGTCAATATAATACTTTAAAAGAAAATATTGAGAAGAAAGTAAAGAACTTCAATACTAAAAATATTGAATCTCAAAATGTAATTACCAGTTCTCTTAAAGAGTATTTTGATGAATTGCAGGAAAAGATTACAAATCTTCCTGAAGTAAAGTACTATGATAGTGATATCAAAGAGGTAAGAAAGGATCTATCTAAATTAAAAAACAAATTTAGTGATACTGGTTTAGATATTAATGAACTTCGCAATATTGTTAAGGAATTAAAAGAAGCACAGAAACAAAGTCTCCAAGAGAACTTATTAACAGAACCACCAGAGGTTGATAATAAAGATCCTTTAACTCCTCTAGATAAAAATTTTGTAACTCTTGATCAATTACAAGAACATTATAGGTTATTTGTAAATAGAGTCCAACAGCAATTATCATCATTTGGTGGTGGTGGAGAAACCAAACTCCAATACCTTGATGATATTGTAGGTATTGCCACTAATTTAAATGCATATAATGGTTATGTTTTAAAGGTAGATACTTCCCTTGATGCACCATATAAATTTAAGTTTGCAGAAGAAAGTGGTGGTGGTAATACTGGATACGCAAATACAGCAGGTATAGCAACATATGCAGTAACAGCAGGAATTGCAACATATGCAGAAACTGCTGGCATAGCAACTTATGCTACTAGTTCTGGTATAGCAACCTATGCTCCTACAGCAGGAATTGCTACTGATGCAACCAATGCTGGATATGCAAAGACAGCAGGTATATCAACTACTTCACAAGGTCTTTCAGGAACTCCTAGTATTACTGTTCATGATGTAATTGGTGTAGGTGCTACCTTTAGTGGTAACGTAACTATCGGGGGAACTCTTACATATGAAGATGTAACTAATATAGATGTTGTTGGTCTTATAACTGCAAGAAGTGGAGTTGATTTTGGTAGTCCCGCTGTTGTTAGAATTGAAAGTGCATCCTCTACTAAAACATCAACATCTCAAGCATCTGTAGATAGTTTTACTGCTGCATCATATAGATCGGCACAATATCAAGTGCAGATAACAAAGGGGTCGGTATATCAGATGACAACTATTAATGTATTACATGATGGAACGAATGCATATATCTCAGAATTTGGAACTATAAAGACTGGAGTTAATCTTGCTACGTTTGATGCAGACATTAATAGTGGTAGTTTAAGACTCTTAGCAACCCCCACTTCTTCAGACTCTACGGTATTTAAAATTACCAAAACTCTTACTGTAAGTTAAAACTGTCTATATATTAATTAGATATTGGTGCATTATGACTGGTGAAAAAACAAAATGGGTTGCTATCGGAGTAATCGGAAGTCTTTTTGCTTTATCTCATATCGGTATGATTGGGATGCTTGCGAAGAAGGAAAGTAAGTTTCCTGAAATAAATGTTCCTGTAGGAGATTATACATCATATAATGTGATGGCAGGAAAGGATGGTTATAGTATCAACTATAAGGCAAATGATCCTACTGTAATGAGTGTTAATAAGGATATTAAAAGTAAAGGTGGGTTTCTGGGATTGGCTAATAACACCACTAAAGTCACTGAAGAATATGTTATGGACGGAGCATATCATCAAGGTGGTCCAACATCCAACCATAGGTCATGGCAGGATCCTGCAACACTGGGAGCAAGAAATAACGAAAAAAAGATTAGTGCAAGAACTGTCGCCTGTATCGAGGCAGCAGGTGGAGGAAGATCAACAGGAAAACTTGTCGGTGGTAGCATTGGTGCTTCTGTTGGTTCTGGTCTCGCCTCTGTACCTTTTGTTGGTTGGGTTCTTGCTGGTGCTGCGACAATGATGGGTATGGAACAAGGTGGAAATATTGGTGCAGACATGGCACAAATGGGTAAAGATTGTGGACCAGAAGTTTTAGGAGATAAATAACTATAACAGAGTCTTTCTCTTTACATGAAGAAATGTCCCCAAGGTGAATATTACTGCAATGACAGTAAAAAATGCAAACCAATTCCAGGTGGTTATCATACCACTCGTTTAGGATATTTGGTTAGGGATAATGATGATAGTAAAAAGAAAAATGGTAATGGTAATGGATCCCATAATGGGAATGGAAATGGAAATGGTAATGGTCATTCTGGCAATGGCAATGGTGGAAACGGCAACGGCTCGAGTGGTGGCAATGGTGGAGGAGTAAGTGAATCCACATACATACCACGAAAAACAGGAAATATAGTAACAGCAATGTTAGCGTGGAGAGGAAGTCAGTACAGTCTTCAAATGTTCTTCCCCCACATCAAAACCCCCTCACGCAGAGAAGTACAGGATCAAGTGAGAAAAGTGTATCCTAATGCTAAACTCTGGAATTACAAAGTTTCGGACTATGACCCAGGAGAACCTCTCCTCCAGATCGGAGGACGCTAAAACTAAAGAATTGGAAAAGAAATTAGATCAATTAGAAAAAGTATTAGAACTACAAAGAAGAACTATAGAACACGACAGAAAACATCACTTTGGTAAATATGAAATGACTTAATTATGGATGACATTTATTTAGGTAATCCCAATTTAAAAAAAGCAAACGTTGCTCAAGAATTTACTCAAGAGCAAATTGAGGAGTTTATGAGATGTGCAGCTGATCCTGTATATTTTGCTAAGACCTATATGAAGATTGTTTCTCTTGATGAGGGACTTATTCAATTTAAACCGTATGATTTTCAAGAGAAGTTAATTAGAAACTTCCACGAGAATAGATTTAATATATGTAAGATGCCACGTCAGACTGGTAAATCTACCACGTCTGTATCATATCTGCTACACTATGTTGTTTTTAATGATAGTGTTAATATTGGTATTCTTGCAAACAAAGCAGCAACTGCCAGAGACTTGTTAGGTAGATTGCAGACTGCATATGAGAATTTACCTAAATGGATGCAGCAGGGTATTATATCTTGGAATAAAGGATCACTGGAGTTAGAGAATGGATCAAAAATACTTGCAGCATCAACATCTGCTAGTGCTGTCCGAGGAATGTCTTTCAACATTCTTTTCTTGGATGAGTTTGCTTTTGTTCCTAATCATATTGCCGAGGCATTCTTTAGTTCTGTTTATCCTACTATTACTTCTGGTAAAACAACCAAGGTCATAATGGTTTCAACCCCACACGGGATGAACCATTTCTATAGGTATTGGCACGATGCAGAGAAAGGTAAGAATGAATATATTCCAACTGATGTTCATTGGTCTCAAGTTCCTGGTAGAGATGCTGCTTGGAAAAAGCAAACTATTGCTAACACATCTGAACAACAGTTTAAGATTGAGTTTGAGTGTGAGTTTTTAGGATCTGTTGATACCCTTATTGCACCATCTAAATTAAGAACTCTTGTTTATGAGAATCCAAAAACAACAAGTGCTGGTTTAGATGTATATAATGATGTTGTTAAGGG